TGTTGTAAAAAGCGGAGTTCGTATTGGAATTCTTACAAATAATGGTGCGTGTAAAGAAAAGCTTTTTCGTAAGATTGTTGCTGAAATTATGCCAAAAGGTTCCTACTACGAAATGATGTGCTCTAGATTTACTCCCTACAACGGAAACAAAGGTAAATTCTTATTTGATGATCCGCGATTTGACGGATTTTGTAAACATACAGGCGGAAAACGTAAAACTAGACGCCGCCGTAGGCAATCACGTAAATATCGGTCGAGATAAAAACATCTAGATAAGTTAGAATGAACGCGAGTGCTTACTTTCGGAGAAAGGCAGCCATGGTAAACCATTTCCGCGACCACTACGGCGGATCGCGACCGTATAATCTTCACGAGGTCGCCGCCCAGAATCATTTGTTAGAAGAGAAGGCAAAGTTGGAGGCAAGGGAAGCAGCAGTAAAGGCAGAAGCTGCTAGGGCAGAGGCAAATTTAAGAGCTGAGATAGAGGCAAAAGAGAAGGCGGAGGCAGAAGCGGCGGCGGCGGCGGCAGCAGCGGCAACGGCAACGGCGGCAAAGGAATTAAAGGAGGCTGAGGACGCAGCAGCGGCGCTCAAGGCGGCAGAGATTGCTGAAGAGGCGGCAAAGGCGGCTAGAGATGCCGAGGCAGAAGCAAAGGCGACTGCAGACGAAGAAGCAGCACGCGCCGCCGCCGCAAAGGAGGCTGAAGAGGCGGTCGCAGCAGCAGCGGCGGCAGCAGAAGCGGTGGCAAAGGCGGCAAAGGAGGCACAGGAGGCAGTAGATGCGGCAGCTGCAGCGGCTGCTGCAAAGGAAGCCGCAGAAAAAGCGGAGTTAGAGGCGGCAGAAGCAGCCGCAGCGGCGGCAGAGGCAGCAGCAAAGGCAGCGGAGGCGGATGCCGCAGCAGCGGACGCACAGGATGCCGAAGCACCAGCATCCTAAGCTTCGTATTCCACCTTTTCATCAATCAACCCGATAAGATTTGTATTCCGTTCAGCCGGCATTTCCCGCCACTGACTACGAATACCAGTGTTTTCAAGACCAATGGTTACAGACGTCTTTCCACGACTTGCCGCCGTATAGATAAGATTGCGATTGATAAACCCTGGAATGGGCTTATTCATCAGAATCAGTACGTGCTCATATTCAGAGCCTTGGGCTTTATGGGTTGTAAACACATAGGCAAATGCAAGTTCATCATAACCTTCATCAAGGGTATAGTAGTAGTCATTCTCGCGTCCATGAAACTTTACATGTAGTATCTTTATCGGAACTTCAACTTTCTTGCCATCTGCTTGTGTAATAGTGTTTATAGAGTCAATCACATCTACAACATGTCCACACGTGCCGTTGAAGACACCACGACCGTAGTTATTCTTAATCTGCATTACTTTATCTCCCTTACGAAACTTGTATTCGCGTGGACCAAGCATGATAAGAGGATTTTTGCTAACCGGATTGAGGTGTTCGCGCACAATAGGAGTTATTGTAGTGACCAAAGTGTTAGTAGGAACAATAATGGCATTTTGGTCACCAGGATGCGTATCAATCCACTTGAGAACTATAGTTTTGAGGTTTTTCTCGTCAATAGGAATAATTTGGAACGTCTCATCCGTTGAAGTAAACTTTCGGCGTTCGCGTATAGCCGTAACCGCATCCAGCAGGACAGATTCACCAATCTGGCGGTGAATCTTTTCAAGTCGGTGTATTGGAACAACGCCTGACTTGATAATATCTATGATAGGATTTCCGCATCCAACCGGTTGAAGCTGAGCATCGTCACCAATAAATACGATGTGCGGCATAAACTCCTCGCGCTGGATGAGCTTATACAATGAGCTGACAAGTAGGTACATTGTATCGTTGTCCACCATGATGGACTCGTCTACTACAATGATATGTGGGGTATTTTCAGCCCAGCCAATAGCATCCAGCTTACAAACTGGCTGACACGTTTTTCCACACTCGTGTTCCTGAATATTCTTACAGGCGCTAGCAAATCGGTGTATTGTCATGGCATTGTCCATTTCCGAGAAATGCAGATTTGCGATGCTATCTTTGATACGCTGAACCGCCTTACCGGTGGGTGCTAGGAAAAGCACATTGCTGCGGTAAGTTGGCAGGTATCGTAGAATGTACCTACAGAGAAGACGAAGCGCGGTCGTTTTGCCTGTACCGGCACCGCCAAGAATCAGCAGAACGGGTTCACGAAACACCTTCGCAATTGCGGCACACTGATCTGCTGTAGGGATCTTTCCTTGATCAGGTGCCAATTGCTTGATACGTTCTTCAATATCTTCGGCGTATAGACTCTCCGAAGGTTGGGACTGAACTCGTGCCGAAATAAATATAGAGACGGATTGTTCTTTTTCAAATGTTGTGCTGCGATAGATACAATTCTTGTACTCCGCACAGTACTTTTTGAAGACTGGATGCGTTCGCAGAGGTTCAATGTCTTCAGGCGTAAACATACAGGTGTTCTGCTTATGTTCGGATTCAAGAAGATCCTTGAGTAGAATGCCGACCCTCATTGTGGGCTCGTCAATAAGACCAAGAGAGATAAGCGCCGATAAATAGTCCATAACATCACGGATGTGAATTCCTGGTAGCCCAATGATAATCATTGGATCCGTTTTGAGTTTCTCAATGGGAATAGGCTCACGGTCAGGATGTTCACAATCCTCTTCGTAACCAAGAGCCTTGCGGATCTTCTTATCGGACCAGTTAAGTCCAAGATTGTGAAAGTAGCCTTCTATTTCAGTTGACTCGACGAATCCAGTGTTGTACCGTTCGTTGTAGTCGGCAGCTTTTGCTTTGATAGGAAGAATACACGCAGGTCCTTCAGCGTTATCAAGTGCCACCCAAAAGTTCTTTCCTGACTTCATCAGCTCCTCAATCGCCATCTTAACTGGTACTGTCATACGCAGACCTAGAGAGTGCGCAAAGTTTGTAACGCGCTCCATAATAGCCGCCTTGTCGTGGGGCGGTGAGATATGAACAACACTTTTGGTTTGATATTCTTGTCCATAGGAGGTTTCTTGTAAGTCAAAGTTGCCGACTGCGTAATCACTACATTCCACGTTTGTTGTAAGTTTGCCCTTGATAACAACCTTCTCCCCGTTCGGTTGTTGTATCTGAGCAATCATCCACGGTGACGAATCGGATGGTTTGTTACATATGATTTTACGGATCGTGCCTTCAAGCTTTACCATCTTCTTATAAGATGTGTTGTGGACACTTGTCTATTGTATCAATTTTTGACCCCGTAAAAAAATTGAAATTTGTCCACCTGTGTTAGCAGATAATCACTACTTCCTACCTTCTAACTCTTACTTTCTTACTTTCCTACATCCCAAATGTCCTATTCCCCTGAGGACCTACACGAGCGTATGCGTGAGCGCTATGAAGACTACATGGAGCAAAGGCGCGAGCAAGACTACCATGAACGCTACAAGGATGATGCCCATTATGAAGAGCAGAATGAAACCTGTGCCACGCACACTACTAGCGGCGTTCCTCTAAACATGCTTGTACATGTTACAAATATTCCGCACCTTACCGGCTGTTTCGCCGCAGTCAATTGGAACCCAGAGACCAACCAGTTCCTTGTTTGTGAGCCAGGACAGGAAGATTGGGTAATTGACCGAACGGAGACGACTCTTCGCGCTTTTGCCGAAATTCTTGCATTCAATCCAAAGGTGTGGGGCTGCATGCGTTGTGGGTGCTCATCGGAGATTAAGGATCATGAGCGCATCTGCTGGTGCGATGCTTGCCAAGAAACGGGTTGTGGTACACCTTCCAGGCTAACAGAGCATATAGATATTATTCCCCGTGCCAAGTCGCAGTACTTTATGAAGCGTAGGAGCTCGTTACCGCCTCCGCCAGTTGTGCCGCTGGAGCGGCAGTTAGCAGTTTGCAGTTCGGATACATTCTTTGAGCCGGCGCCACTCTCACCCAAGTCGCCATCACCAATCCGCTTGAGTGTCGAGGACTTAGTAAGATTCGGATATTTCCCATCTCCATATCGTGGCGCCGTTTGAGCAAAAAAACAAAAAAACAAAAAAATAAATAGTAATAAAACTACTAAATATTTTTGATTACCGATGGCGACGGCGGCGAGTGTGACTAGACTGTTTACGCTTACGGCGGGTTTTAGACACTGCGCTTTTAGGAATATAAAAATAAGGATGAAGTACCTTTTCACCTGTTTTATTATCTTTAGACCAATACCTAATATTCTCTATATCACGATGTAATCCTATAAAATCCCACACACGCCGCCAGTCTTCATGTATAAATTGTTCACGATATAATCGTCCTCCGTTTCTCAAATAATTAAGCAACTGGTGCATAGGCGGAGGTGGCTTTTGCCAATCGGGTATATTATTTACTATAGCCGAGCCTGAAGGAACCCAATTAGTCGCTCTTGCTGACAGTATGCTAGGCAATGATATAATAGGTTCGGGCACTACTACTCTAGGGGTATTAACAATAGGAAAAGGAGCTAAATTAGACAACCGAGGTAGATTTTTTTCGGGCTCAGGCGATGACACTCCAATAGAATTAAGAGCAGCAAGTCGTTTATTTGTGTTTATACGTAGCATTTGATTCTTTAAATTCAAAGCCAATGGACCCAACCGCGGTGTGGGAATACCAGGCGGCGGTCTCTGTCCGTTCATCTTACTTTATCCAGTGATTTAAACTCCAAACGCAAAAAGCCAATAAAGAATGGCGCACCCACGGATTGGACTTATTGTTACCGGCGCAGAGACCGCGCAAGACTTTCAACATTTTCTAAAGACGCTAGAAATATGGCATCCAGATGCGGAACTTTTTGTCTACACGGATGACGCAACGGACCAACTTATCAAAACAGCAAAATTCAAGGGTGTCATTCACCGAAAGGCGCGTCTAAATGCTTATAATGGTCTCAACCGCGCACAAATGGAAAAAATCAAAGGAGATACATACGCAAATCTATGGACCGATTTTATGTACGAAAAGGCGTCAGTACTTGAGTGGATGTTTGAAACCCAGGCAACCACACCGGCATGGTTTCTTGATGCGGATATTTCGCACTTAGCCCCGTTGCCCGCGATTCCATCTACCGCAACAGTTGCACTATCACCTCATGCAATTAAACCCCAGGATGAAGCAAAATATGGCAAATACAATGGAGGTTTTCTATGGTTCAAAGATGCTTCTCTGCTTCCAGAATGGCGAAAGGCGGGGCATACATCTAGATTCTTTGAACAGTCGGCGTTAGAAACAGTGGCAACCGCAGCTGGTGAAACGCTGTATGAATTTCCGCCGCAGGTGAATTTTGGCTGGTGGCGTATGTTCCAAGCACCATGCTCTAGACAGGAAATACAGGCGAAGTTTAGCATTTTTCGCAACGATCAAAGTGTTGGTATCCGTTATGATGGCAAACCACTACAGTCCATTCATACGCACTGGTTTTCCACGACTGCGTTTGAATGTGTATCATTTCGTATGTGGTTTGACGAGTTTACAAAGAAATTTAAGGCACATAAGCCGATTCAAAACTACCGTAAACTGATTGGACTAGACTAGCGGAAACAATTTAGGAATGCCGACGTTAAAGAACGGTCGGCATTGCTCAATCCGCGTCCAAGTCAAACGGAAAAGACCCTCCGCCGAGCAGTACGAGTTCCACCATTCGCGACCCGCTACTGACATAGTCGCCCACTGCTCTGCCGTTGTGCTTTTCACAATCCGCTCTACATCTGCCGGCTTAGACGCCTTGAAGTAGTGAACCCCCTCCTTAGGCGCCACAAGATAGCCCTTCATGTCCACGCCATCCGTAACAATTGGAACTACTCCACAGGCGAAGTACTCAATCTCGCGATTACACTTGGGACCAAAGCCAGGTAGGCAGAGACCAAAGCGCGCATGACATAGTTTGTCCAGATACTCCGTTTGCGTGTAGGGGTAAGGCGCACCGGTAGAATCCACGGGCATAGAGAACAATTCTACACACTTGCTCCAATCGTGGATAGTACGATTCTTTTGTTGAACACCGTTCTCAATCTTGCCAAGGAAAAGAGACTGAATATTGCGCTTGGACCAACCAAGGAGATTCTTCTTCTCAATATTGATCAGTTCAATCGCCCGTGGAGAACGAGGCCAGAATCCCCAAATGGACTGACGTAGCCGGTGGTTTTCAGGACCAGGCGGCGCACAGTTGCCAAAAAGTGCCATTTGGTAAGACGGCGGTGCCGACCACCAACGCGTTGTAGGACGATCATAGAGAAGCACCTCACCTACTGCGCCCCACCAACAAAAGGGTGTATCTTCTGTCTTCTCTACTTTCACATAGCCGCGCTCCGCCCAGATATCTACCATCTCACGGAACGTATCGCCACTATGATGCCAGATACCTTCTAGCGCATCACCTGTAGGTACAAGAATACGCGGAACCTTAACATTTTGGGTCGTATCTCGCGAGATTTTGAGCAGATCCTTGAAACCGAACTTCTTTACCGCCTTGCCGACATCCAACATAGCATTCTGCCGCTGGATTTCAATCGGCTCACGCTTCAGCAGTCCTGCAACGTAATTGATCTCGGCAGCACCGGCAAGATGAATGCGGTCACCGCGTGGCGCATCCATACGATTGAATTCCATCACGTAGGCACCAGCAGGTGCTAGCCACATGTAGTCAAGCCCGCCGCCATCCGCCGAGCCCAAAATCCACGCCGCATCGGCAAACATACGGCGGGGTTTCTCAGGCATGTCAGTTGATGATACGTAGTGAATAATCCAGCCGCGCGAGAAAATGTATTCGGCAACGGATTCCGCCCATTCGCGTGTACAGACCGCCCGCGGATCGTCATCAACACAGAACACCGCCACCGGTTTCTCAGGTTTGTCCTCCATCGGCGCCATAAGACTACGCAGTAGCGTAATATCTTCGGCTGACACTAACGAGTGCTCAAACGACGGCGGCAACGCCCATACATCGTCCGCATAATAGTTCATATCGTCCATCATAGGCACTAGAGTAATATTTCCCTTTTCCGATTCCGTCCATACACAATCCTTAAGGAAAGGGGCAATATCCGATAGCTGCGGAACAAGGAATTCAGGCACCGTAATATCACACGACTTGAGCAGTCGCCGTATTGTTAGAACCTTAGGAAGATAATGTAGAACCCATTGGCTGAGAGTCGTCTTGCAAGCGTCATCTACTGGAATCGCAATAAGGGAAGGAACATAGATGCTGGGCATCATATTGCTGACGTTTGCCGTTTCCCACGCACGAATCCATTCATTGTGCGGACCAACAAAAATATCCTTGAACGAACTGAGCAGACCCTTGCGATTCACAAATATGCCCTTCTCAAAGTGATAGAGCGGAAGCGCTGAGGGTGGTGGGGTGTAGATGTTCTGTTCACCTGCTTGGTAATTGTAGAGATCAACTCCGTCTCCCTGTGCCGAATGTCTTAGCATAGTACAAATTGACCTGGGGGCATCATCTGTTACGGATAGAATAGGGCGCGGGAACGACTTGCGGAAAGCGGTACGATTCCATAATGAATCAATGGAAACGGGCAGTTTGCCTTCCTCGCTGAGATCTTTACAGACCCGCATTGGCTGAATCGGCGTAGGATCGATGTAGAGAAATATGGGACGGTAAAGAACATCGCGCGCCTCGTAGTTACGAATCGCAGAACTATGAAGATGCATTGTTTTGATGGAGTAGGCAGGATTTACAATACAAAACTTACGGCGGAGCATACAAACAGTAAGGGCATTATCGCAACCGGACTGACCGAAAGGGAAACCAAGGTCATCCTTATCAGGTGTAAAGTCTAGCGCATCCCGCGCGAAAATCCACGTATCCTGCGAATCGGCGCGGGGTCCAAAGATATGCGGAATCTCTATGTCTTCCCAACGCAGCAAAGCAAGAAATAGACGATTCTCTACAAGTGAAAGCTTCCACAAATATGATAGCGTCTCATTGAACCAAATGTCAGAATTAGAGATGATAACAATGGATCCAGCGGGCACCTGTGTCTTCGCCGCCATAAACGCATCATAATAGGTAAGACGGCTGCCAATAATAGAGACTGTCAGTTTGGGCGACTCAGGAAGATCCTTGTATTCGGTTTCATTGAGTAGTAGAATATGGTCAATCCATGGTGAGGCAATGTTTCTTTCTAAGCAAGTACGAATCTCTCTATGACGGCGTACGCTGGTGTGACGGAAGTACTGTTGGATAAGCCAGGTCTGCGGAATAACCGAGTCATCGGCGGCGGGCGCCACCGCACGAAGACGCCCGTCCACAGTCCGCGCCCACGCATCGTACACAAGGCGTGTACCAAGTGCCAACGCATCCCGTTCAACTGGGTTCGTCCACGCAACAACGTTCATACGCAGAAGATGGGCTAGACAAAGAATCACTTTGTCCACTGGATCCGTGGCGCTTACAGGCTCTCCCAAAAACGGATAATTATCATGGAGTTCTTCAGTAATTAGGGTGTGGTCCCAACGGATACCACGCTCTTCAAGGCTGTTTAGTACAGTATTAGGACCAATCAATAGGCACTCAGACTTAGTAGTCAGCACAGTGGGAAGTACAGTCGCCCAAGCAGAGATATCCGCATCTGCTGAAAATACAATAGCAACAACAGCCCCAGCGCCGACAACTTCAATTGCCGCCGGCTCCGTTACAACACAGTACCAACGATGCCAACGGCTACCTGGTACAAACGATGCGCGTGCCCAGAGCATTGTCTTGTTGTCGGTGTGGACCTGGGTGTCCAGACGCATAATGCGTATCGGTTTGCCCGTAATAGGATGGCGCGCCTCCATGGCAGTTATGTATCTATATCCTTTTACCCTTAGACCGATTGAATTAATTTGAAACGGGCACAAAGTACGCATTTCAAATATTTGCGGAGGCTAAATCTACAACTTTAGGATTTAATCCAGCGGTAAGGACCTTCACCGCGCACATCTACTGCCGCCTTATCAGGTTCAACAGTGACCGACAACCGACGACCGTAGACATGCCAGTGGAATTTACCACTTTCACCGTACACGGTGAACCTATTGTTAGAAACACAGGATACATTGAGTAGACGCAGTTTGCCGTTGTAGACAGGAGATACATGAACTGTAAATTCGGTCGCAAGGGCATCTACATAATCTGGCAGTGTTATTGTGATACTGGACTCAAAATCGGCAATAGTACCAGTACCACGGTAGTAAACACCGGCTTCAGGTCCCTCTAAGCACGCATGGACAAGATATTTTGAGTCATTCTTAGGATGGTCAATAACAAACGTTTTTGATGTGTTGTACACAACTTCTTTTGTAGCTGCATTATATGTGAGTACTGGTGCACTGCTTGTATCAAGACGAATTGGTGCGATGTAGAGTGCATTAGGGAGTGCTGGAGTAAGTACCGAGCCACTAGCGTTAATCACAATACTATTTGCGGTTTGGGTGTCAAAACAGGCAGCGTAGCCAATAGCAATTGCGTAATCTCCTTGATTACTTTGAGCGGCAAAAGCACCAATGGCAACTGCACCAAACCCTTGTACTTGAATTGCCGCTTGAGCACCAATAGCAATTGAAAGCCTATTTTGATTACTTTGACCAGCCGAATTACCAATCGCTATAGCATTTGATCCCTGATTAAATTGACCTGTATAGACACCAATCGCAACTGAGTTAGTTCCTTGAGTATCTTGACCGGCAGCAGCACCGACCGCTACTGATGCCTCTCCTTGCGATATCTTACCCGCTTGATCACCAATGCTAATTGTGGAGAAGCCAGTAACCCATGCTGAGCCATTGTAGTAAAGGTAGTCACCATAATTGGAGGCAATTGGCAATGTGGACCCGCCACCGCCGCCTACTGGTGCTCCATTAATAGTACTAACTGTCATAGTTGAGGCGTAAACAATACTTACTGTAGTAGTATTTGCAAAGAGTGAGGATGTATTGACTACTGCACCGATACCTACTGGTGCTCCATTAATAGTACTAATTCTCATAGTTGAGGCATAAATAATACCTACTGTATTAGTACTTGCATAGATAGATGATGTATAGACTAGGGCATCGAAAACATTGGCGCCACCTACTCGTGCTCCATTAATACTACTAATTGTCATAGTTGAGGCGTAAATAACACCTACTGTAGCAGTACTTGTAAAGAGCGAGGATACAAAAAGTGTGCTAAATGTGGATCTAGATATAAATTGGAGGTAACCAGCATTTGTACTATTAACTAAACCTACAGTATAGGCTTCTAGTTCAATAAATGTATCATAAATACCGGCAAGAATACTACTTGTAGTAATAATTGAGAATTGATAGGAAAGACTGGAAATTTGTGCCACATTACTATTTGTGGATGCAACCAAAGAGGATATATCGCGGAAGTAAATTGTAGAAAATCCTGCCAATGAACTTATGGTAGCCCCCAATAATGTAGACTGAGCATAACTTGATACAATAATAGGACTTATGTTGGTACTAAAAAATGTGCTGGTAATTACATTGATAGTATTTGTACTAATGGTAAAATATTGCCGTTCTAACGTTGATACCCGTGTATTTATACTAGATATAACTGCTGTATTTGTACTAATTCCTTGTGAAAGATAGATTGCAGTACTAATTAAGGATGAATTAATTTGTGTACTAAATGTGTTTAACTGGCTAGTATTTACTTGAGACCCGTATACACTAGATATTTGCGAAGACGTCCATACCGTTGTAGAATTGATTTGGTAATTAAACGTACTTGTCAACGCATTGGATGTAAGTGCTGTTTGTAAAGCAGCAGAGGTACTTACAGTAGAAAGCCCTAAATTTACTGAGTTTTGAACTGCATTAATTTGAATCAAGAATGTGGAAATAGAACTAATCGCATTTACCGTGCTGTACATGACATTCAATGTACTCAAATAAAAGGAATTGAGTTGAATTTGAAGAGAATTGGATGTAGATAAGAATGCATTACTTGTACTAATGGAAAGTGTTCCTATATTTGTAGAATTTGTGTTTATCTGTCTAAAAGCGCTGCTAAATGAAGAGATTGTATAGAATTGAAATGTACTAAATTGAGATGATAAACTACCAAAATCACCAACTGTTTGGTAAACAAGCGTACTTGCTGCATTATAGGTACTAATCGCAGCAGTTTGTATATCACTTTCTACTTCGGTATATACGTTTCCTATAGTTGTACTTAGAGTTGACAAATCGGCGGGGCTCAAGCTATTACTCCAGTACGTTTGTCCCTGTCCATTCGCATACAGTGTGTATACGGATGAAATAGGCGCATTTCCAGCCGCACGAAAGTTTAGCTGGTTGGTAAGTATGGCATTCAAACTTGCCCCTGTAGCATAAGCCATTCTAAACATATTAGGCATTTTTGCCCTGCCTCATTACACGCGTATGCTCATATCTAAAAACAACTTATAGACTTAGAGTAAGAGTACCATGTCCAATTCAGGAGGACTTCTCCAGTTAGTAGCGACCGGACGACAGGACATCTATCTGTCCGGTAATCCACAGACTACATTTTTCAAACAAGTGTACCGCCGGTATACTAATTTCAGTATAGAAACTCAGCGCATTCCGTTTGACTCGGCAGTGGATTTTGGCAAATTAATTACTGTGACAGTTCCACGACAGGGAGACTTATTAGGACAGGTGTATTTACAGGTACAGCTTCCCGAAATTACACCGGCAGGACCGGTACCACAGCAGCCAGGTATTGCGACAGAGTCACCGACCGATTATTCACAAATTACAAATTCGGTCAGCTGGGTGAACGGTGTCGGCTATGCCATGATTGATTACATTAGCATTTGGATTGGTCAGCAGGAGGTGGACCGTCATTACGGGGAGTGGATGTATCTCTGGACGCAGCTTAGTACACCGGGGTCAAAGAAGAATGGTATTTACTATATGACAGGCACGCAGGAAGTGTACAACGATCAGTCGCAGCCTGGTCCGCTCAATCTGTTCATACCACTTGACTTCTGGTTTTGTAAGAATCCAGGTCTTGCCTTGCCGCTTATTGCGCTACAGGCGACGCCGATACGATTCTATATCAGACTCAAAAACGGCAATGACCTAGTGTTCAGTAACAGCCTAGAGAACGCAGTGTTGGCAAATAGTCCCAATTGTCCTACGGCGCTCACTGCTACACCGGTTACCATTACGGATATGGTTATGTGGGGAGATTACATTTATCTTGATACGGAGGAGCGCCGTCGGTTTGTTTCCTCGCGCCACGAGTATCTTATTGAGCAGGTCCAGCAGCAGAAGCGTTATAGTATTCCACTCAATACAACCCGCATTTCGGTTCCCTTGGTGTTCAATAATCCAATTAAGGAAATGGTATGGGTAGTGAATGAGGATCGTATGCTTCAGGCGCACGAGTGGTTCAACTATGGTAGCCGCATGTTGAATGAGTACGGTATTCCCAATTTGGATATTATTGCGACTGCGCTTCTTCAGTTTGACGGCTACGATCGGTTTGAGGAGCAGCAGGCGCAGTACTTCCGTCTTATGCAGCCGTGGCAGCGACACACGGCTGTTCCTAACGATTTTATCTATGTGTATTCATTCAGTTTAGCCCCGGAGGCAGAGCAGCCAATGGGAACCTGTAACGGTAGCCGATTGGATTCTATTGTATTACAACTTACAATGAACCCGCGAGTACAATCGTACCCTTCTGGTGTAACAACCTATGCTACAAATTACAATGTGCTGCGCATTGTTGCGGGTTTGGGCGGCGTTCTATTCACTGTATAAATTAAGGTAAAAACCATTAGAGATGTCTTCCGAAGGTCATCAATCGTTGCCGCCGGTGCCGCCGGTGCCGCCGTTTTCACCAGTACCGCCTCCAACACCAGGACAAAAAGAAGCTGCTGGTGTTGGCACTAATAGTAATGGCAGTAATGGCAGTAATGGTAATGGTAATGGTAGTAATGGTAATAGCGATAATAGTACTGGAGGAGGAAAGAGTCATCATATTTCGGATATAGGAACCTGGAAGAACCCTGACCGAAACTATTTTGTATTTGTTATTCTTTCGGTACTTCTTGGCTTGTTAGGAGCGGACCATTTCTACTTACGTAGTTTTCATACGGGTATGCTCAAAATTATATTTAATATTTTTACATTGGGATTCTGGCATTATTGGGACTTAATTCAAATTGTTTCCGATGGCAAGAAGGTGCGAGAGGAGGGTCTTACATCGCCGTTTGACTGGATTTGCGGTATTGGCAAAGGAGTGTTTACATCGGCAGAAAGTGAGGCAAAGAAGCCGCATTACGTTGCGCAAAAGTCGTACTTATTATACGCGTTCTTAGCCATTTTCTTCGGCTTCCTGGGCTTTGATAAGCTTTACATGGGTGAATTTTGGCAGGGAGTTGCGAAGTGCTTAAGCTGCTTCAATATCTTCCTATTCCTTTTTGGATTTATTTGGGTTGTTTGGGATAGTGTTCACGCATTATTTATGACAAAGAGCATTTTGGAGGATGGTATTGTAGCGCCGATTCCTTATTCATTTATCTTCTCAAAGCCTATTGATGGAAAGCAATTCTTAGTGAACCATGTGTTTGACCCGAAGGTGGATGGTGGCGGTATCGGCGGCTTTAATCTCAATTTGGGCAACTTGAATCCGTTTACCTGGCTTGAAAAGATTATGCCCGCTCTACCTGTACCAACTGTATCATACAAGGGTCTCTACAGTGATTTAGTAGTACCGTTTATGACACCCACGGTAGTGGCAGCAATTAATGCAAGCAAGTCAACAGAACCGATAGTAAAGTTACCTGAGCTGCCAGATGCGCCAACAATGCCTGGCTTGGCAAAGTTGGGTCTGCCAACGGCGCTTCCTGCCCTGCCTACGGCGCTTCCTGGACTGCCAACCCCATCGGTAGGTGTTGGAGTACCGATTTCTCAGGCAGCACCGGCAGCACCGGCAGCACCGGCAGCACCGGCAGCACCGGCAGCCCCAGGACTTCCAGGACCGGCAGCCCCAGCACCGGCAGCCCCAGGACCGGCAGCCCCAGCACCGGCAGCCCCAGGACCGGCAGCCCCAGGACCGGCAGCACCGGCAGCCCCAGCACAAACAGGCGGCGGTGCCCGCAGATACGGTGGTAGCAGCGCTGGTCCAGGTCCCGCCATTGCCGGCGTTCTTACCGCTATTGTACTTGCGGGAGGTCTAAAAGGATTTTATGATGTGATAAGTAAACAATACGGATGAAACTTCTCGAGACGCAGGACATGTTTGAGACCCTCTGGCAGGCAGACCCGAAGTTAGCCCCCGTGGATGGCGCTCGCAAGACGGATCATATGTTTCTGATCTATTTTACGGCAACCTGGTGCGGCTATTGTAAGCGTATTGATCTAGCGGAGGTGGACAAAGCCGCCGCAGCAAAGGGGCTCACGCTATGGAAGTGTGAACACACTATCAACGATTATACGGCGGGTTACTGCAATGTGCGCGGCTTCCCCACGTTTATGGCATTCAAGCCAAAAAAGGTGATCGCCGAGCTAGGAAGCAGCAACACTGAGGAAATCTGCCGATGGATTCAATCTCTGTAATAAATTAGAACATGGATGTGGTCGGCACTCTCATCATTGGGGGCGGTCTGGCTGGTCTGTCTATTGCGGAATACCTTACTAATAAGGAGTCCCCCAATAATGTTATCGTCTTGGAACAATATAAAGCCTGGGGCGGCAGAGCTGTTACCTATCGTGACCCAAAACACGATATTCAATATGAAATCGGCGCCGGTAGAATCTTTCATAAACATAAGCGCGTCGGTGCCCTTGTGCACCGTTTCGGACTCCATACCTACCCTATCTCTACAACAAGCATACTCAGTGACGGACAGCCAAATCCTTTTTTGCCCATTTTCGAACCTATTCGTAAATTATTAGAAGCCCAGCCCGCAGAAAAACTCCGTAACTATACCGTAAGCGAACTTGTCCCGAACGAACTTCGCAATATATTCCAATACTATCCTTACTGGGCGGAGATCCACATGCTCCGCGCAGATGTTGCGCTCCCACTTTTTGCGCCAACAAGCACCATGGGCGCCCATACAAACGCCGACTATTACGGCATTAAGGAGGGCATTGATTCAATTACTACGCACCTTAAAGACGCCGCCATAAAGGCGGGAGCCATTCTCAAAAACCGCCATAAAGTGACAAGCGTCCGCCGCATCAAGGACGATTTGTTTGAAATCACAGGACTCAAAGGAAAAAAGATAGAAGCAAAGCCGTTCAAATATCACGCCAAGCGTTTAATTATTGCAACATGCCGTTGTGGTTACAGTGATTTTAGTATTCTTGAAAAACTGCCATTGATGAAACAACTTGCGACAAGCCCATTGATGCGTATTTATGCGGTCTATGACCCACCTCTTGATATACCCAAAAAGATTGTGACCGATAGCCCTTTACGATACATTATTCCTATCAACAAGGGACTTATTATGATTTCTTACACGGACGGTGATGATACAAAACACTGGCGCCCACTGGAAGGGGAATCCCTAGAAAATGAGATTAATAAGGAACTTCAAAAGCTCTTTCCTGATATGGAAATACCTACCCCGAAGTATTTGAAGAAGCACGATTGGCCCAACGGATGTACTTATTGGCTTCCTGGTGATTACGATGTTAATACTGCGTCAAAAATTGCCCATAATCCCGAGCCGAATCTCTATCTAACAGGTGAATCTATCAGTACAAACCAAACTTGGCTAGAGGGAGCCTTGGAATCGGTAGAGTATCTTAAAACATTAATATAACCCCAAAGTAAGAATGGCAAGAAAAGCCAAGGGTGTGGGGCTCTTTATAATGGCACTTGTATCTACATTTGCCATTATAACTGTTACTATAGGATTATTTTATGGAGTAAAAGCACTTACAACGCCTACTATCAATGATATATGGGTAATTAATTTGGATAAGGACAAAGAGCGGTGGGATAATATTCAGCAAAAGACACAGGGTATTTCTGTGAAGGTGAACCGTTGGCCGGCGACGTATGGCAAAGACCTAACCCGTGACCAGGCGCAGAAGTACGGTGCCGGTTATGTAGTCACCTTATCGCGTGATTTTGAGAAGGATCGTACAACCGATAAGATTACATCGGCAAATGTAGGTGCCGTTGGCTGCTGGATTTCGCATAAGCGGCTTCTTACTTATTTAGCGGAGCAGCCGAATCATGATAATGCAGGGCATCTTATTTGCGAGGACGACGCAGAGTTTCCTACCAATTTCCTAACGGGACAAGACGGCTGGTCTCAGGTCTCAAAAAATATTCCAGCCGATTGGGACATGGTGTTTTTAGGAATCAAAAAACCGATTGTAGGCACCGATGTTGCGCCAGGTGTGAAGAAGATGCGGGCAACCTACAATAAGGGCAATTGGGGAGCACATGCGTACCTTGTGCGCCATGGAGCATTAAGAACAAAGATTTTACCAAGCATCAAACACATGACAAATGAGGTTGATGTTCACTATGATATGATGGCAGACCATTGGAATATTTATATTTGCGATCCGCCGACAGTACGATACAACGGCGGTCTTGCAGCAAAGTCCAATATTAATGTGTAAATTAATCCGTAGCCGCAGTGGCAAGACGGTCCGCCTCAGCGTTTCCACGTGAAGCAAAGTCCAAACCACCAGTATGGCTCGCTACATGAACAATCTTCGTATGTCCACAAATTATCTGCCACGTAAGCCACATAGGTTGAATAATATCCTGGTGTAGAACGGGCTTGTTATCCGCTTTCCGCCATTCTTTGCGCTCCCATCCCGCACACCATTTCGTCAATACATCAATGCTGTATTTTGAATCGGTGTAGATGGTCGCATCACGATGTGCTCCATTTTTGATGTAATTTATACTGTATTCTAGTGCGCGAAGCTCAGCACGCTGATTTGTTTGAGGCTCGTATCCCGGAATAGCAACCGAATGCTGATGTACAACACTTCCATTATATATAATATGTACGCCGAATCCCGCCTTAGCACCCGCACGCCCATTATTCCGCGCCGAGCCGTCACAGAATAAGGCAAGCCCTGACATATTAGGGGCAGCCATTTGTTATTTATAAGAAAAAGAAAATGCTTCTCATTTTTTAGAGCAGGGAATGACCGCAATAGCTGATATGTCTCGCCATCTTGCCCATCTATTGGCTATAGGACCTTTATTTGTCTATGTAGGATTATATCGTGAGAATGTACCAGACGCCGTGTTTAACGCGCTTGGTGTCATTGGTCTAATTGTGCTTTTTTACCATTCGTATAAAGCATATCTCAAGCTTAAGGACGGGAAAAGTGCATGGGTAAATTGGATACATATCCTACTAGTAGCGCCGTTGCTGTTTATTCTTGCCTACTTGAAAAAAGACGCAAGCCGTCGTTATTTTGAGATGATGCTATTGTTAGGATTTTCGGCTATCGGTTACCACGGTCTTTACCTAATCCGTGATACAACTTTCAATTGATCCTCACTTGCATGTGAGCGATAACATTCAATACTATGATAAAGATACGCTGAGGAGGAAGGAAAGTGGCGATTACATGTGCCGCACGCCTCTCCACGGACATACGTAGGAATCCACTCCTTTGCATGTGTGCGGGCGTAATGAATTTTTAGATTTGACTTTGTATGAGTACTATGTTCACAACCCGCATGAGGGCAAGTATATGAAACTGCTGCAACCGGATTTACATCTTCACCAATTAATTCCTTTTCCTTATCTTTTAGCTTAGGATCATCTGCATGTATAGTTGCCAAATGATGTAGATAGGAAGACTTCTGTAGAAATTTACGCGGTACAGTACAGCGAGCACACTCAAACCGCAAATTCTGTGTATGCTTCATCTCAATATGATAATACATCGTATTTTGATTCTTAGTTACCTTATTACAATGCGGGCAAACATATTCGCCGGCATTGTTGCGAATATATTTGGAGCCAGAGGTAGTAGGAACAACCGGATTATTTAAGGACATGACGGTTACAAATTATTAAAACGTCTACAAGGTTTCAATTTTTTAAGTCCCATGACACAACAACCAACCATTGCAATTATTACAATGGCGATCGGTGCCGATTTTATTAAGGCAATGGAGCCAGGTATTGAAACAAAGCGGCTATATGCGCAAAAGCACGGTTACGATCTTCATGTAGGTGGCAAGGAAGTTTGGGACCGTTCACGACCAATTCCATGGAGCAAGCTCAATTACATCCTAAAATTCATTGACCAATATGATTATCTTTTTTGGTCGGATGCGGATGTGATTATTACAAACCCTGAGGTAAGCATACGTGATAGTATTGTCCCACTTCTACCACCACATAAGGACCTGCTATGGACAAAGGACGTTGTTGGCAATCTCAATTCGGGCAACATGCTTCTACGAGGCAAGTCGCAGTGGCTCAAGGATTTCATTCAGCGTACATATCAACAGGTGGATCTTACGCACCATATTTGGTGGGAAAACGCCGCAATGATTCGGCTATTCCAAAATGTTCCCACCGATAATGCAAAGATTGAAACAATTACCGATTACACACGCTTTAATGTATATCTGTTTGGACCCCAGAATAAGGCGGACGACCCAGCAGTAAGACTTTTTCAGTATGGCGATTTTCTATTACATTTTGCCGGTGTAGCGGACCAGTGGAATATTTACCGAATGATGAAGTACATCCAACACTGTTTGATTACCAGGACTCCCTATAACGTCAAACTACTTGATAATTGGTATTCTAGTCCTATGAAGTCAAAGGTGGACGCAGACGCAAGTCTCGCGTTACTCAACATCTAAAAATATGCTATAAAAGTAAGGAATGTTAATAAAGGACATTTGGTATTACTTGGCATTAATATTGGTCGTATTTCTCCTATTTGGCGATGGACGAGCAAAACATGTATTAACAATTTCGCCCGAAAAGGCGGCGTCTATTCAATACGAGAATTGGCCGGCGTGGGACAAGGTTGATCCGCCTGGAACGCGCATTCGTGTACTCTGGATTCTACACGATTATGTGCCATTTGTCAATGCGGGGTCGGAAATCTGTGCCCATACGATGAACAAACATCTCCTAAGAAAACCGTACTTATACGACATTTGGGTCGGCACGCCTGGATACCCGAATAAGACGTACGAGGGCATCCGTTGTTTTGACCTTTACAACACAGAACTACTGTTTGAAATCCTGAAAGACACGCACGTCCTTATGAGTCATTCATATTTCTATCGCAAACAGTCATTGTGGATTGCTAATAAGTTCGGTATTCCGTTTTTAGAATGGGTTCATACCGATAATTATGTGCGAGCCGTAGGACCCAATTGGTTCGACAACCGCTTAAAAGGACGACAGTGGGCAGTGTTTAACTCGCACAGTTTGAAAGCCTCCCGAAAGGATTTACCTGATGAGTATATTCGTATTGTAAGACCGCCAGTAGACTATCGTAAATATGGTATTTATCACAGCCATTTGGATGAGCCGAAGAAGGAAGCAAAATACGTAACGCTGAGTAACGTGAACGAAAATAAGGGCGGCAATTTGCTTATACAGTTGGCAAAAGCAATGCCTGAGCAGGAGTTTTTGGGTATTATTGGCGGATATCGCAAGCAGATTATTGATAAGACGCTGCCAAATCTTCGTTACATTGAGCATACCACACAAATAAAAGATATTTACGCTCGTACATGGGTGATGATAATGCCATCCAAAGAGGAGACTTGGGGTCGTACAGCAGTGGAAGCGATGTCTTCCGGTATTCCTGTGGTGGTCTCGCCTACACCTGGACTTATGGAGTGCTGTGGTGATGCTGCTTTGTACTGTGACCGTAATGATCTTGAAGAGTGGGTAAAGACGCTACGCAAGCTTAAGCAGGACCGTGAGTTCTACAATCAGCGTTCGTCTATTTCTCTACAGCATGCGCGTTCATTGGATCCTACGGACGAAATGGCAGATCTAGAAACATGGATTGAGAAAACAGTTCTCAAAGCAGGCGTTCATAAGGATAAGGAATGCTCCGTTTGGGATAAAAATATGCTATTTAGATAGATAATATGAACGCTCCTGTGACACCTGTTTCACCGAATGCGGCGAAGAATGCGTCTAACAACTCTTCGACGCCCTTCAACTTCCTTTTTGGCAAGTCGAAGAACTCTAAGAATGCGCCTGTGATAAATGCAACACGTAAGAATTCCCCGAATGCGCCCAGCAATGCGCCCATGGCGGGTGGTGCGCGTGTTGGCAGCCGCATTCAGGTGTACCACGGCACGGCGCACCACACAAGCGGCGGTTTGACCCGCAAGGACCTTTTCCTCAACAAGCGCGGTCGCATTGTAAGCCGCAAGGCGTCGGCGGCGGGCAAGAAGGCGCTCAAGCGCCTCCACGCTGCGGGCTACAAGGCGAAGAAGGGCACCTTTAAGCTTTTCCACCGCAAGTAAACAAAATCTTATCACCCTGTAGAACAAACATGGCGAACCGCACGCGTAAGAATAAGCGCAATAACAACAATCAGGCGGGCGGCGCAAAGGTGCCCCGAGTTGGCACCCGTGCCATGGTCTGGCACGGCACGGCGCACCACACAAAGGGTGGACTGACGCGCTCTGACCTCAAGAAGAACAAGCACGGACGCATTGTAAGCCGCAAGGCGTCGGCGGCGGGCAAGAAGGCGCTCAAGCACCTCCTCAAGGCGGGCTACAAGGCGAAGAAGGGCACGTTCAAGCTTTTCCACTGAACGCGTTAGCGGGTCAGCGCAGCACGCTCTAGGACTCGTGTTCCCAGTTTAACAAGTCGCATACCCTTACTAAAACGGCTACTATCCGTTTCCGTATCGGAATCCGCTACTTTGTGCCAAAATAACGACCAGCGATTCTCCCCAATATCTGTGATAACAAGACCCATACTTTGTTGCCCCGTTGCATTGACAATCATAGCCCAGGCATCAGCCGTCATAGAAAATCCTTCATGACCCGCCCGCGCAGGTAAGCGATGAACCATATCGTACATAACTTTTGTATCGGCGCCAACAGGGAAGAAGATAGCATCCGGAATCGTAGGAATCTCTATGTTTTCACCAAGCCAGCAGCGTGTAATCATAATACGACCTTCCCCAAGCACTCCATCCATAAATGTTAGAAACGAAGGAGGCACCTTGGGCGCATTAATGCCAAAGACCAATAGCACCGAGCCAAGTGTTCCCATACCACCGGCACCCATAGCACGTATAATAGTTGCTAGACACGACCATTCCTTACCGCCTGCCATTCCTGGACGAATTACAAACGACCATTCATGCTCTAATTCAAGGGTTTCCAGTCCCTCACCAGTAATTAAAATACGACACGAGTACGGTTGACCGGATATGAACTCCCATGGAACCCATGCGTTTTGCGCATTACAAAATACATATAACGCTCGCCCCACCAGTGAACAACCTAGACCTTCAAGTTCCATCCTATAAAAACAGTACCTCTTTATAAGAAGGGATGAACGCACCTATAGCCTCACTCAAGACCGCAGAAGCGATTGTTGCAAGCGCATTGACAATTGGCGTTTTAGATGCCGCGTGGCTTACTTTAAGGTACAATTATCACAAAGATCTTTTCTATAAAATTCAAAAAACGGATTTGACCCCGCGTATTGTACCAGCAGTTCTTATTTATATTCTTATTCCTATTGCCGTTTATCTATATGCGGTGAGACAGGCATATACACTCCAGGATGCCGCTCTAAAGGGAGCGATCGTCGGTTTTATCCTTTACGCGTTTTACGATTTGACGAATTATGCCACCTTAATCAACTATACCCTGGAGATGACCCTAACTGATATTGCCTGGGGTACGACGGTCTGTACCGCCGGTGCCGCAGCCGGTTATTGGTTTTATTCTCGTTAATTTAATATATTTATATTTTTCTGTAATAATAAAATGAACTGGTCCGATAAAGTTGATTGGGTTGTTATAATAAATGATAAGGATCACTTGCGATATGGCGTTTCTGTACGTCATATTATAAGTGGAAATGATGGCGATGTGTGTATTGCATTTATAACCGAAATACTATTGAAAGATAAGGTGAATCCATTCTGTATTGATATTGGTGTAGATCAGGGGTGGTGGTCGTTTTTTGTTGTAGATAAAAACTCAACGGCTAAGGTGTTATCCTTTGAACCCAATCCATTATCGTATAAGAATCTATTACCTTATCTAACAAATGAACCTCGTATAGAACTACATAATCTAGCAATTTCAAATACAAAAGGAACATTACCATTTACACTTGAAGAAGGACAATCGCATTCACGCGATGCAACTGCGCCGCTTACTGTTCCATGCACACTGATCAATTCATTTATAGAAGGTAAATCAATTGATCTTATTAAGATTGATACGGAAGGACATGAACTACATATTTTACCGACTCTCTATCCTTATTTATCGCAAATAGAATCACTTATTATTGAAATATCGGCAAAGTGGTATAATGACGATGACGCATGTCTGGATATGCTCAATCATTTATTATCGGTGTATCCGGCAATGTATTTTATGAGTCGGTCAGATCAGCCGTCTCTTTTTCGCATCACAAAAGAAACTGTAGGAGATTTTAGGAACCATAAAGATTTTCAATGGGACGCCTTTGTAACACGCAATCGGTTGTTTTGTTAGATGCGGCGGTGCTTTGCTTGACGGCGACGAGTTTTCCGTCGAGCATTCGGATTCATACTGGCAAGTTCTCCGAACGCATTTTTAGCGGCGCGGTTTTCTTTCCATTTCCTAGTGCGGTTATAACTATTGGATGGAGCGTTTGTAACAACGCCTTTAGGAGGTCTTACACCTAACATATTTGCTATGATCCCACCGGGTCCGTACGATGGATCACCGCTCATTCCAGTTTTTGCCGAATATACATTTCCTATAGCTTGTAATCTTAGTCTATCATTCATTACATTTTTAGGCGATTTATGGAATGTAAATAGTTGGTCAAGCCCATCGGGAAATACAAAACTATTTATATAGAGAAAATTAAAGCCTGGTCCATCTTCTGGAACCGGTTTAAAATGTAAATATCCTTCACCATCTTGTATTCTCTGGTAGTGAAGATATACATGAGGTCTTGACCACAGGGCTTGTGCATTTGGTGTATATCCCATATCAACAACTAAAGGAAATGGTCCATCAAGCTTATACATTTTTCCTGTCACTAAATCTCTCGCTTTAACTTTCTGCATCTTACTTAGTCTTTTTAAAATAGTTAAACACCATCTAAACAAACCCCGCGTATCAATAACTACATTTGTAGTTCAGTGGTAGAATGCGACCCTTCCAAGGTTGTGACTCGGGTTCGATTCCCGACAAATGTATCAACAATAAATAAGGGGTAATGAAGACGTATGCGATATTTTTCCTTGTAATGAGAGTTGCGCTTATCATTCAGTTTATATTAATTATAGCAAAGAGGCAAACACGAAATTCTATTATTTACATAACAACGGAAATTGTCTTCAAGACGGCATTATTCCTATTCATTCAATGGTTCACATTCAACAACGACTTTGGAATCAACTTCGAGGATAAGTTGATCATCTCGTTTGGAGGTGGTCTGCTGTTCTACGATGCCTGTTTTAACGATGTCCCTAAGTTGATTGAGCAACTACGAAAGGAACATCCAAACTTGCTTCCTGAATGGCTACTAGGAAGCGTTGAGGCACCTATAAAACATATTAAAGAGTTTAGCAGTAATGAGTAAGTTTACATAAACGGATTATAAGCCCACTGAAGTAACGCCTGGCGTTCCCTTACTGAGCACGTAATTTCCCCAGGTGAGCAATGTGCCTTGACCGAGCCGGCATGGCGCGCAAACGACCGCCACCGACCGATTTGAACCTTATCTAGCGCCGGAATGCGACGACCGAGCCAGTAGCGGCAGTACCACTGGAACCATCCACGTTCATCAGGATTCTGTGCACTATCCGCCAGAATCGCCCGCCCCTCCGTTTTAGCCACATGCCGACCACGCGCAGGTGCCCACCCTTTTTCCTTCCAGACCGACAACGGTTGCCGAGAGCCCACCTTAAAGTAATTCACGCTCACATCCGACACAGGAGAAAGCTTGCCCGCAGCCGCCGCATACAGAAACCACTCTCGCGGAAACTCATCTGTACAGTCATTCAAGTACTTACCCTCAAATGCTCCCATAAAGAGTATTTCGGCGGGTGTGAGCGCCGGCTTGAAGCCCTCAGCGAACCCTTCGCCTGGATTTTCCTCCAAAACATATTCGTACTGCCGGAGCAGTGACATTTTACCACCGCCTCGCACTTTTGTGCCGCGAATAAACGACGCCAAGGGGGGACCCTTACGCGCCGCAGCCACAATCGCATCAACCGTCAGCATACTCCTACTTATCCACAGAAAAAATGAACCCACAGTAAGCACCTATTTTCGCCGGCAAGATGCCACCGAAAAAAGTCACTATTACCCCTGGACAGGCGTCCATACAGGCGTTCTTTCACAAGTCAACAGCACAGGTAATCGCTCAGCCAATACTCCCATCAACCCCATTGTTAGAAACCAAGGAATCTGTAGATCCAAAGGTCGCCGCATTTATGGCAAGTTTGACACCAAGTGAACGGATTGCTCACAAAATTGCCGTTGAAAAATTAGGGACAAGTTATGACATTACCAGAACTCACGGATTCGTGCGTTGGTCGGCATGTACATAATTTCTTGAAAATATGAACCGATTTTTTACTGATATCGGCTTTTAAATCTGCAATCCAGTTGCGTAGATATTTATTGCCGTCGTAGATATGATTTGCGCTCATAAGATCGGTAATAGGAACCCAGCGGCATTCACGGATTTCATTTGGTGGCGACGGATGTGCCTTTACTTTGTTCATGTCCGTTTTGAGGATTGTGTACCGGAATAGGTAAGATTGCGAGCCCTTACTCACACGAAATACTTCGTTGTGGACCTTATAATCGGAGGCAACAAGACCGGTCTCTTCGTGGCATTCCCGCACCGCTGTTGCTAAATCGTCATTATCCTCCTTTTCTCGGTGACCTTTGGGAAAGCCCCATTTTTTAGAGCGGGAGTCATTGACAAGAAGCGTGTGGGTACATTCGGGTGACAGAATGATAAAACCTGCTCCAACGTATGACATTGAGGGAGGAGTTGTACCTATGTGGTTAGAGACATTTATTTTTAAACCATATTGCGTATATTGAAAAATTTACCACTAGTGGGGATCGAACCCACGACATTCGCCTTAGAAGGGCGACGCTCTTCCACTGAGCCATAGCGGCAGTTTTTTTGGTTTTGCTGAAAAACGGGTATCATTGGTTA